CACTTGCAAATTTAGGTCGTCAAATAGGTGCAAAATCAACCGGCATAATATATACTAAAGAGTGGATTTCGCAGAGAGATGGCGTTGTGCGTGATGCTCATGTCAGTCTTGATGGAACAGAAGTTAATGAAGATGATAACTTTGTGTATCAGGGTTATAAGTTAGATTACCCCGGAGATAGTTCTTTAGGAGCACCGGCTAATCTTACAGTTAATTGTAGATGCTTCCTTAGTTATCACGAAAAGAGGATATAAGATTGAAAGAGCAAAAAGCAAAAGACTTACTAAGTTTTAATGAAGCAGAGGGTAAAGTTAGTGCAGTATTTTCTGTATTTAATGAGATTGATTCTGATGGAGATGTAGTCTTACCTAAATCAATAAGAAGTGGATATGGCGATAAAGGTGTCGTTATGTGCTGGGGGCATGATTGGAAAAACATTATTGGTAAAGGCAAGATTAGACAAGATGAAAAACAAGCAGTATTTGAGGGAGAGTTCAACATGAACACTACTGCTGGTAAAGAAGCATACGAAACTGTTAAAGCTATGGGAGATATACAACAATGGTCTTTTGGTTTTGAAGTTAATGATTCTGAAAAAGGTATGTTCAAGAAAGATGGCGGAGAAGAACAAGAAGTCCGATACTTAAAAGATGTTAAGGTTTGGGAAGTTAGCCCAGTTTTAGTTGGTGCTAACCAAAACACTCACACTTTGGCGGTCAAAGAAAAAGACCCTGAAGAAGAAGTTGAAGTAGATGATACTGATACAGAATTTGAAGAAGTCAAAGAAGTGGGTATGAGATTTACAGATGAAGTGGATAACTTGCTTATCAAGATGGTCGCTTTGTTGGAAAGAGCTAAGGAGCTTACTGCCTTACGCTTGGGTAAAGATAAGACACTATCAGATAGCAGTACTGAAGCGTTGGAATCATTGAAAGATGCATTACAAGATATGCACCAAGATATTGATACCATGCTTCGTGTTGGTAGTGATAGTGCAGAAGTAATGGAAAATGAGTTAGATGTCAATGATTTGTTTAGGGAAACTACACAATTATTGAACGATACTCTTGATTTATAGGAGAAGCTAATGTCAGAATTAGACAAAAATTCAGCTAAACTTCAGGAATTGAGAGAGGGCTTGGCTAAATTTGCAGGGGAAAAAGACTTTTCAGATTTCACTCCAGAGGATAAAACCAAATGGGCTGAAATGAACGAAGAGGCTAAAGCTCTTGCAGAAAGCGTTAAAGAACAACAAATCTTTGAAAAAGAGATGAAAGATAACGCTGAGGCAATCGAAACTGGTAAAACAGTTACCCCTTTACCTATTCACGAAGAGAGGCTTGAAGCACCTAAGTCATTAGGAGAGCAAGTTAGAGAAACAAGAGCTTTCAAAGCATACACTGAAGATGGACAACTTAACATATCATCACATGTGAAATGGAATCCTTTAATGGAAACCAAGACACTTGTTGATGAGGGTTCAGCATATCCACCAGCAGTAACTAGAAGTGATTTGTTAATCCCTACTGCAACAAGAAACCCTAATGCAGTTATTGATTTGTTTTCGGTTATACCGACAACACAATTTCAATACAAGTATCTTGAGGAAACTACATTTACCAACAACGCAGCAGAAGTAGCAGAGGGTGGAGCCTTTGGCGAATCCGCTCTTGCATTTACAGAAAAGACCGAAGAGATTAGAAAATTCGGTGTATCTATTCCTGTAACTGAAGAACTTCTTGCAGATGTTGCAAGCGTAAATGGTTATCTTGATACAAGATTAAGAACAATGTTACAGTTAAGACTTGATGATGTTCTTATTGGTGGTTCAGGTGTTGCTCCAATTATCAAAGGTTTATTGAATGTATCTGGAATTAATACTTTTAACTTCAGTTCATACGCAGGAAATCTTGGAAGAATTGGACAACTCTATCAAGCAATCACAGAAATTAGAAAAGATGCGTTCCTAGAAGCAGATGCAATAATAATGCACCCTAGCGACTGGAATGACATTGTTACATCAGTATCAGCAGACTTTGCAGGAGATGCAACTGCTGGATACGCAACCAAGAATCCATTATTCATGGGTGCTGGTATGTTCGGTGCAGATGCTACACCAAGCATTTGGGGAGTAAGGGTTGTTCCTACTACCGCAATTTCTGCTGGAACAGTAATAGTTGGTGTCTTTGGTGGCGGACTCGCCGCACATATCGTGTCAAGAGAAGGCATGGAAGTTGCTATGTCAGATAGCCATAGTGATTTCTTCACTAAGGACAAAGTAATGATGAAAGCATCTATGAGATTGGGATTCCCAGTCTATAGACCAGCTGCATTCTGTTCTATAACAAACTTCTAAGGAAGTAAAATTTGGTTTTGTTTTCTCACTCAAGCTACGCAAGTAACTTGGGTGGGAAGCAAACCGAGGAAAAGGAAAATATGAAAATTAAAAAAGATTTATGGATTAATGAAGAGGGCGAAGTTAAAGAAGCACAAGCCAATGGCGATTTGCCTAAAGGTTGGGCAAAAGGCAAGTTAATTGCTAGAGCCGGAGAAGAAATGTCTGATTTACAAGCCAAAGAATTAGGTCTTAAAAAAGAAACTAAAGCAAAAGCACCAAAAGAAAACAAGTCTGCGTAGGTAGTCTATGGCTCACGCTCAATATGTTGATAAAAGTGATTTAAAGACTTACATTGGACTTTCGGGTAGTGGGCAAGACACCAATATTGATAGTGCAATAGATGGTGCATCTCGCCTGATTGATAAGATTACTGGAAGAAAGTTTTGGCAAGACAGTTCTGTTGTAGCTAAATATTACACTCCTATACATGATGTTTATTTAATTGTTGATGACATCTCTACTACTACTGGTCTTGTTGTGCAGTTAGACACAACTGATGATGGCTCTTACGATACTACAATGACACTTGATACAGATTTTATTTTAAAGCCACTTAATCCGGAATACATTGGTACTGATAGTGGAACAGATTATTACGCACCCTTTAATGAACTTAACATTTTAACTACAAGAAGTGATGAACGCTTCGACCACCTGATACCAAAAAATGTAAAGATACAAGCTAAGTGGGGATATGCAGTTGTGCCTGATGCTATTAAACAAGCTACTTTGATACAGGGGCTTAGATATTTTAAGCGTAAAGATACACCATTTAATGTTTTTGGTAATGAACAAACAGGGCAACAAGAATTATTTAACAAGATAGACCCTGATGCTATGCAACTTATTAAAGGTTTTGTAAAGCATCGGTTATGAATTTTCAAGTTCAAGGGGCTAATCAACTTAACAAAAGATTACAACTACCGGCACTTGCTGGGATTGCACTTAGAAACTTTTATTCAGCTTATGGGCAAACTGTTGTTACTAAAGCAAAGAAAGAAGCACCTAGATTTTCTGGAGATTTGAGAGGTAGTATTACTTTTCAACATGTTAGAGGTGTTGGTGCTATGCCTTTAGGTATAGATGTTTTTTCTCGTAGTAAGTATGCTTTGTATGTGCATGGTTTTCTTGATATGCGTGTGAATATGCGTAAGCCATGGACTAGGTCAAGACCACACTATCCGCCTATAAAAGCATTACAGGGTTGGGCTGATGCTAAAGGTATAAATGTTTATGCAGTTCAACATGCTATTGGGCAAAGAGGAACACCGCTTATACCATTTATGAAGATTGGTATTAAGAAAAGCGAAAAGGAAAAAAGAATGCTACTTGCTGGTACTGGTCTAAAGATTGAGGCTACTTGGAAAGCTGGTAGAATGCTACCGAGGAGATAATGGCTAACTTAACAAACATTCGTAATGAGATAAAAAACAATCTTGCAAACATTTCATCTTTATCAGTATTTGGTTTTGTGCCGGATTCTGTTGAGCCACCTACCGCAGTTGTAGGGGTAATGGATTCTATTGATTACGATGCATCTATGCAGAGAGGTGCAGACAGGTATGAGATACCGGTGTATGTTTATGTTGGTAGAGTTGATGCACAAGATAGTCAAGAAACTCTTGATGGCTTCTTGGCTTCTACTGGTGCTAGTTCTATTAAGGCACAAATAGAATCTGATACAACATTGAACAGTCAAGCTCAATCTGTTAGAGTTACATCAGCAGGTAATTATGGAGTTTATAACATAAACAATATTGATTACTTGGGAGTAGAATTTATCGTTGAGGTAATAGCATAATGAAATATTTGTTAAAACAAGATTTGCATATTAAAGATAAAACCCTTGAAGCAGGGGATATGGTTGATGCAAAAGATATACCACAAAAATCTATGAAGTGGTTATTGGAACAAGAAATCGTTGTTAAAGTTGATAAGAAAATGCAAGAACAAATCTTGCAACAGAATAATAAAGAAGAGGAAGAATAATGGGTAGCGGATATGGTGGCGGTAAAAAGCCAAAAAGAAGCGGTCGTAGAAGCAGTGGGCGTAGGCGTAGAGGAAGAAGATAATGGCGTTTAAGCATGGTAAAGACAGTAAGGTCTTTATAAATAATACAGATTTTAGTTCATACTTTAATTCAGTTGATGTTGCTCGTACCGCAGATGTAGCTGAATCTACTACATTTGGTAATGCAAGTAAAACTTATATAACTGGTAACAAAGATGGAACATTTACTGTTACTGGTTTTTTTGATGCAACTGCCGATGCTACATTACAACCACTTTTGGGCGGTGCTGATATGGTTATAACTATGGGCATTGATGGTTTAGATGCAACTGAT